ATGAGGCCTGTATTGCCTATCTGTCCCCTTGTAGCCTCCTGTAGTCCTTTGAGAAAATTTGAATCTCCAATCTCCTTAAATGCATTTGCAATACCTTCAGCCTCTGCTGCTGCCCGACTTGCCTCGACAATAAACTCCTTTATAGCGTGCGCGCCAAAAGCAACTCCGATAAATCCACCTATCTTTTTAACTACTGACCCGAATGAGTTTAAAGATCCCTCGGCTCCTTTAAGTGTCGAATCCAGTCCGGTTTTATCCCCGGTTATTCTTACTATCAGATTACGCAGTCCCATTCATTTGTTTTCTTAATTCCTTTGCAATTTCCTCAACCTCCTCCGGCGTATGTATTCTTCCTTCCTCTTTTACTTCAGCATCAATACTCAAATGATATAGTTGCTCTTTGCGCGGCTTGTCATGGCTTTTAATATGTGGATTTCCCTGAATCATCATGTAAACTATTTCGCGGGTCATCCAGGCTATATTTCTTTCCCATGTTCTCCAATAACCTTTAATAGCTGAGTTTAACTCATAAATTGTTGAGCATTTGTAACGATCCAGCGACCAACCTAATTCACCAATAGCGAAAGAACGTATATCCTCAAAATCCAGTTTTAAGTTTTTTTTTCCTCGTCAATAGTCCCGGCAATAGTTCCGGTAAGTTCCTTTATAGCATCTGTATATAAAAGCCTTTCAGCATCACCCATGTTTTCGAGCCACATCCCTGCATGATCCTCGGTATATTTTGGCCTCTTATATCTTTGCTGACAGGCAACAACATAGCTGGAATGAAGTAACACAACAAGAAAATCATAATTATTTCCGGCATCCATTGTGAACTCGGAAAGTTCAAACAGCTTTTTATTGAATGTCTTACAGGTCATTTCCAATGCACCAAGACCAACAATAAACTCAATTTCCCGTCTCTTAATAAGTTCAAGACCAATGAAATGTTTTATAAATGGAACCTTCAGGATCATACTTTAAAGCAATATACGTTTGATGTTGCGAAATTCGATGCCGCTGTATTGATAACCTCCAAATGCATTTGAGCATCCGACCCGGTTGCTGTCAGTGTAACCAGATTGGCACCATTAACGAGTGCCACCTTGTTTGACTTCTCGACAGAAGAATTATTCAATAATACGAGGCTTGGTGCTTCACCGCTTGTGAGTGTCAGGTAAACAAAAACGGTAATAACATCGCCCGATGTCACATTGATATGATTTGACAAAGCTGAAGCACCACCGGAAGCATTGATAGCTGATGTGATCGAATAACCCGATGATGTGAAAGTATCATAATCCGTGTTTGTCCATGAACTGACAAGTTGTGCATTTGTACCACTCAGATAATAGACCGGTCCATTAGCAACGAACTGACCGGATAGTGCAACGGCTTCTTCCTGTGGTGCTGTGATCGTTGAGCTTTGAAGATCAACCAGCATAACCAGCGGATAATCAAATCCCGTTATTACAAGCAGTATCCTGTCGGTACTTCCGGCAAACAGCGAGCTCATTAACTTCTTTGCACTTATCCCGGTTGTTGAACAAAGCGCATCAAAACTTACTGATGCATTCCTGGTACCGTTTCCATGCTCAGCCCATCCGGCAGAGTTTTTTGTGCTGATGTCAAATAGATTCTGCGCGATAGTTATTGACATCCCTTTTTGTGAGGCAATTACCACCCCATCAACATAGAGCAGTATATTTGTTCCGTTTACTGATGCCATAACTCAAAGATTAAAGGGCTGCCAGTGCGCCGTTACCCTGGATTGTATAACTGTAAGTGACTTTATCTTCCATCGCACCTGTGATAGTGCAGGTCTGGAAGGTTCCGTTACCTGTCCATCCAACTGTATTTGTCGGTGAGTTGGTGACGAACTTAATCACTGTATCAGCCGATCTTGCTATGATTGCTGCAAGGATCTCATCAGGGGTAATTCCTGATCCGGTTGTATCATATACACCATCCCCGGATATTGACCATTTCCTTATCCCATTACCATGAGAAGCCCATCCCGATGAATCCTTGTTTGTTGTATCAAAGAGATTCTGATCGGTTGTTAAAGTATTTGAAGTGGAATACAGAACTTTGTCTGATCCGCTTAATACTGCTACGAGTGTACCGCTAATTGCTGCCATATCATTCCATTATAAAATTATAAACTATTGTTTCCCTCACTTCGGGTTTATCTTTCTCTGACATATCCACCATCTCTGTAAATCCATTGACTGCAAAAACAACCAGCCCGGATATTGTAGGATTACTCCCTTTGCCTGTTTTTAATAACGACCTTACTTTATTCATTACCGACTGAGCCAATTTTCTATCCCCCTGCTTGACCATTGTATTATCCACAACAGTTAAGCTGACAGATCCCCGATAAATGAATCCATCTTTATGACCATCCTCCGACCCAATTACCTCGCCAATCTTAACATAAGTTGAGGCCGGAGATTTTGGGATAGTCTTATAAACTGGATAAGTGACGGCATTTACGGTTACATTGTTATTCAATGTATCGAATATCCCGTCGATCAGTCCGTATGTTATGTCCTTATCGGCTGCCATTCATCTTTTCGTTTGCCTTTTTTACTCCTTCATTTATCTGTTCTGTGACATATTTCTGAAGTTGCGAATCTCCAAGTTCAGCGGCAAATCTAAGGTAAGAATCATACTTAACTTCGATCTTCTCTGCATACTCCACATTTGTCCCGACAATTAATTCCAGTGGTGCGATTTCTTCGTGCAGTGTGCCATCAAACATTTCCCCGCTTACCTCGGCCTTATAATCAAATGTTGTTGCACTGACCTCACCGTTATCCTGGACAATCCCTTCTTTTACTTCTGAATGTATCGAGCTGGCAAGACGACCAGTTATATAATGCTTCATCTCCTTGAGCCTCAGTTTAGCTGCAGACTGAATAAGCAACCCGACTTTCTTAAAAGCCTTCATTATTGCCAAATCACTCTCAGCTTTAAAGTCTCTTAAAGCATCAATAACTTCCTTCTCGCCTCGTATCTCGATAGTTATCATATTATGCTATAGTGTAACCCCAGATCAACCCGCCTGAAAAGGTCAGTTTCTTAATTTTCTTGCCTGTCCCGCTGCTCAGTAATCTTTCTGACGCGAAAACAACCCCTGAAAGATTCTTTGCAGTCAGAAGATCCGTTGCAGCAGAGTCCTCAAACACCGTTATTGTGACCCCGGATTCAACAATGATAAAATCATATGCCCCGTCAGTCAATGGGGAAGCTATGTTCTTCCCTCCGTTTTTCCCTCCAAAAAATGGTGTACTCATATCTCGTAAAGTATTATTGTTACCTTGTTTGTGAAACTGCCGTCGAAATTCTTAACGACAGAATGTATATTAAATGTCTTTGTTCCCCATGTAGCTTTTGCCCCATTGGTTAAGACTGAATTATCATAGCAATCGAACTGATATACATTTTTATTTATCAATTCCGTGTAAATCATTTTTTTGTAACCTTGCAGCATTACCAGGTCACCCGGAACATTAACAGCAGTACTGGCACTCTCGGAATAATCCCCGGAAGCATCAGCTGTCGCTGTTATTGACTGGAATGATAATACTGCTCTCATATTGCTGGTATCATTATGCTTCGTATTTTTCCAACAGTCCCCGCCGGTATCACAAAAGGAGTTCCGGCCTTGTTCATCCAGTTAGCGGCACAAATCTCATAAATGCACTCGGTCATTACTGCAAGTTCATCACTTGCCGAAGCAACGTACTCAACATCCAGTCCGTAAAGATCAGGTGACCAATAAGGGTAAATTCTCACCTCAGTCATTCCGCTTTCGTCATAAACAACGTCCGAACCGTTTGACTGTACCGAGGTTATTGATTTTACAGGTGCATAAGGCAGTGTGTACCATCCGTCATTACTGTCGAACTCATTGAAAAATACCTGGTATGTTTTCTCAATAGCTGACAGCGAGGTGATTTTCTCGACCTGCTTACGGACGGCAGTAATAAGTCCCGGAAGAATCGTATCCTGATCCGTAGCCGTGTACCCGATATAAGTCTTTAACTGAGTATTAGTTATCGGCTCAGTCAGATTTTGCCCCGTTTTTTCCCTGACCTGCATTTACTTTTTCTTTTTAGTAACCGGTGCCTTCTTTTCTTCCTTTGTCTGGATAGCATCCTTTACTTCCTTAACCTGTTCTGGCTGTGCGTCTTTATTGACGATCTCAGCCTCTTTTGCAGCAACCAGTTTTTCGGCATGGCGACTCGTTACCTGCCTTACTTCTCCTGAATTGAATTTTACTGTTTCCATAGTTTTTAAAAAAGAGGGGAGGGATCGCCTCCCCTGATTAATTACTTATCTCCGACCTTTATCGATAGACCCGTTACCCTGGCACCGACTGCGTTATAATCCTTGTTTACAAACTGAACTTTCAGATATTTCCACAGCACCCCGGTAGATACATCCACAAGTTGGAAGGTACTATCTGCGGTACCTCCATACTTGACCTGAGTTGCACCGGTAGAGACGTATTTTGTGCCATCCAGTGAGCCGAGAACATCAACCCATGTATGGTTGCAAGCATGAGTAACAGAATCAACAGCGACAGCCACAGCGAAATACTGAGCTTTCGGTTTGTTGATCGCAAACACCCAGTATTTTGTTGTTGCCTGGGGAAGACTATCAGCCGCTGTCATTGTGAGTACCTTTGTGGTCTCATTCGGCAGAAGCGTGGTTGTCGAACCTGATCTCTGAGCCATCAGAACTGTACTGAAGGCGAGAAGAAACGAAAGGATAAATATCTTTTTCATTGCTTTGTCCTCCTTGATTATACAGTTATTGCAGTGATGATGTCAGCCAGGTCGTCGTAACAGAATGCGTTTGCATAGTCACAAACCTGAATCTTGCTTGCTACCCTTACTTTTGAAACAATGGTATAAAGGCCATAGATCGGGTCGCTCTCATTCTGATCGTAAACCGAAACAGTGATACCACCGTTATAGAACAGGGTAACTTTCGAGAAGTCACCGACGAGCACTTTGCCGGTGCCGATATTGAGGTTCTCAATTACCGGGAGGCCATGAAGCCTGCCATTAAGCATGAGATTCACATACTCTGCTGTGTTGCTTTTTGCAAGCTCTGCAAGAGCAATGTCGGAAGGATACATACAGATGTAGTTCGGCTTATACTTCAGTACCCTGATCTGGTTGATAGCTGCCCTTACTGCGTCTGAGTTGTTGGCTGCTACAACTTTGTTGTTAAGATCGGTATTTGTGTATGCGTTTGCGTTCTGAAGAACTCCGAGTATCTGAGGGCTGGTACCTGTTCCGTTCAGAAGGTAATAATCCACTTTCCTGCGGAGCTGTTCCATATGCTCGTTTTTGATCTCTGAAACGAGGTAATCAGCATCCCACATCATTTCCTCAGTTACCTTTGTGAAATGAGGTATTTTCTCAACAGTTGCTTTCTTCTGCTCGTAAGTATATAGGGATTCCCCATATACAGTACCTTCAGCTTTTGCAACTGCGCCTTCGGTTCTTGCAGTCCTCTCAATCCATGTTATCTGGTTTGAGGATGTTGCACCCTGGCGAACAATATCGAGAAGCATAGGGGGTTCATCCGGTGCCCTTCCGATTCCCGGCAACCTCTGCGGAAGAGGTACTGCTGTGCGAAGGTCAAAGCCTCCTGCGTTACTGGTAACGGTAAGTGGAGTACCTGTCTTGACGTGAATATCAAAAAGATGTTTCCCGTAAAGAGGATCATTTGCTCCAAGTTGGATTTTGCCATCTTTGCGATCCTTCATTATCGAAGCGA